GTTGTAGGAGTTGTTGTAGGAGTTGTTGTAGGAGTTGTTGTAGGAGTTACTTGAGGTCCTTGTACAGCTTCTGCTGCTGTAGACGTAGGTAACCCACCTTCTAAGGTGTATCCGGGAATTGAAGCCGCTTCTCCAGCACTTGCTCCTGCGCGAAATGCGCTAGTTCCAGCAGGTGCTCTGATACCAGCTTTAAACCCAGTGCCAAATTTGCCGCCCGCTTTAACAGAACCAATGCCGCCAGACACACCTTTGGCTACACCCGCAGTCAACCCACCTATTGCGGCCGATTTAAGAGCTTCACCGAAGCTTTCTCCTTGTATAAGACCGCCAATACCACTACCGATAGCAGCACTAGCGATTACACCAAGACCGGGGAAAACAAAGTTTAACGCGATGGGCAATACAACTTTGATCGCTTTTTTAAGAAACTTACCCAGTTTTTTGAACAGTTTTTTAATAAAAAACTCAGGTTGTCCTGTAACTGGGTTTATTGAATTCAGTTCGTTACCAACAACATAACGCTCTGGCTCAAGGCCCATGTCGCGCATTTGTCGGTATATGTTTTCTTTGAGTATGGGATTCTTGCGAAAGACCTCCATCGGGATAACCGTTTCGCCTTCTGCAGCGTGGACCATGAATTCGTCTTCATGGCGTCCGTATTCAGCAAGTTTGTCAGCTACTTGCTTAACCGATGCAATACCACCAGCGGGTAATTGATCGTCGTCGTCAGCAAACATACCCTCTCGGGCTGTTAGAAAAGTTGCAATCCCACCCGCAGGTATTTCGACAGGTTCTATGTCATCAAAATCTTCGAACTCGTCGTATTTTAAAGCTGCTTCTGCCATCTTTTGTTATACGCCCTCTCTATAATGTCACAACTATTGAACCGCCCGTGATCACCTGAACAGTTCCTATGCCACCTGTGGCGCTTAACCCCGACGTAGACGGAGAAGATAGTTCGACCCAAGCCGATCCAGTGTACACCTGCAAAGACCCGACAGTCGTATTCCAGATTACATCTCCCGCCTGAAACTCAAATTTATCAAGTTCTGCAGCCGTAAACTGCGGAGTAGAATCCGGATCAAAAGAGTCTAAACTTATTTCCAGTAAACGTACAGTCCGATTGAACGTTTCTGGGGGCACATTTTCCCCTACAACAAAGGGTAATCTGCCCTGTAAAAGCTTGCTCATCTGCGGCCGTTAGGCTGTAAATCTAACCGGGTAGCGCCAACCCTGAAGCCAACTCCCTGTCGCACTCCTGAACTGGCGTCATCGTCTGATTCAAACCGCAAAGCAGCTTGTCTGGCACGAGCCCGCATGTCTATTTTTGTCGTAGAAGCGGTAAAACTTGTTGTCTGGTCCGTGCTCAAAGAGTTGCCCGGAAAGTTACGTTGTTTTAGAACTACGTTAATTTGTTGAGCAGTGCCGCCGTTGCCGGTGAACTTTACGTCGGGTATCATGCGCCTGATAAACTGAAACTGTTCTCCGTCACCTATATCGAAATCGGCGGACTCAATAAAGACGTTATCCATAGGGGAACCGTCGTTATCGTTTCCGGTTTCGTGTTGGTACAGATAAGGGGTAGAGCTGTCTTTACCCGCAGCTCGTGGGAAAGACACGATGCCCTCGTCCAGCCACGCAGTTCTCTCCAACTGCCCAATAGCCCAGGATTGCTCCACATAATTGTACGTGACGTATCGGTCGATAGTCGTAGAGTCGGCGGAACAATAAAACCAACCAACCTCATTAAATTGTTTGTTCAAAAACCCAAAAAACTGATAAGCCTGATCTTCGTTACTATCATCGAAAACATAGGAGTGAACACTGCACGGCACAGGACTCACTGACCCGGTGTACGTGTAAAACCCTTTTTTGTCCATCCAGAACACCCCAGCGGGCGTGTTAACCGTTGCGTTCGGACCAATCAAGCTCACACCTTCGTTTATAAGGTTTAAACCAAACGTGAGCGGAGGACCAACAAACTGTAAACTGTAAAGAGCCACGTCTGTCCAGATTAAAGTTTCCTGTCGCGCTCTAAGACCGCCTATGATTTCAGAACCTGCAGAACATCGCAACGAACCAGCCGTATTGTCTGACCTTGGCTGCCATTCAGCGGGGTTTTCCTGATCAGAAAAAGCAATAAGCAACGGATCAATAGACCCTGTTCTAGCCGTACCAGCATCGTTTATAGGATCAGAACCTAACACAAGAACGTGTCTATCTACGTCTGATACTAAAACCTGTAAACCTTTTGTGGGCGCAAAGTTTGCACCAGTCAAAGCAGTCAAAGCCACCGCACGGTCTGTACCCAAGGTATTTGCACTGCTGTCGTAATAAAATATTCCACCAGCACGGACACAGGACAACAAGTCTTCGCCAAAGCTGTCCAGTGACCACAAACGCAACTGGTTTAGGTTACTCAATGAACTGGTAGAGCCCCACGTGCCTCCGCCCCATGTGCCAGCACCCCAACCTGTACCATCAACAAAGACATCCAGACCTACGTTTATTTGATACGCGCCGACAGTAGAACCTCCGCCATTACCGCTGTCACTAGCGTTCGCCGTGACTGTATCACCGCTCGTATCCTTTGCCGTAATAGTAAAAGTGCTTGTAGAAGGCACGGTAGCTATTTCATACTCTTGGTTCAAAACCGCGGCTATAACGTTACCGCCCAAAGACGCTGCGCCTGAAAAAGTAACAAAGTCGCCCTGTGACGCTCCATGAGCAGTATCCGTAACTGTAATAGTGCTTGACCCGTTGGTCGCGGCAAAAGTTACGTCACCCGCACTAGTGGTGCTCCTAATCGGTGTAATATCGTTAAAATTGGTTCCTTCCTGTATGTAGAGCTTGGTCCGTGTGCCAAGGCCAAGAAGCTTCGTGCCAGCTAGATCAACCCAGCCTAATAGTTTCCTGCCAGTTCCGTTATAAGAAGTTTGTATTACCTTGGTCCAGCCCCCTATTTTTTCAGGAAATCCTTTACGAAAACGAACCAGATTGCCATCAAACCAACCGCCTTCTGCGCTGTAGTCAGTGCCTTCCTTGTTAATTCCAGGGTTAAATAAAAACTTTTGTAAAGCCACTAGGCTTGCTTCCAGTCTAAGTTTTCAAACATTAACGCCTCCGCTGTGCGTCTACGAACCAGCCCTTCCAGCACTTGGCCGCCCGCACGGTTCCAACGTTTCATTTCGCTGGGAACACGATCAAACTGACCACCATTTAAAACCTTTAACATCGTACTTTCGCCAAGGTTAGTTGGGCCAAGATTGTAGACCCACGCAACTAAAGCATCGAACTCGTGCTGCTCTAAATCAACCGAAACCATGTTATTAATATAACCCTCGTATTCGTCCATCTCGTCCGCGAGCATTGTCTCGGCGTCTTCAATAGAGCAGGTTTGACCCTCCTCAACGCCTTTAGTGTGCCCATAACCGATGGTCCAAACCCCAACGCTGTCTTGATAGGCCGTAGTTTCACAACCTTCAAAGTGTTTGATAAGTTCCAATCCGTCGCTACTGATCTTCATTAGACACCTCTTCGTCTAAGTCTCGGTAATATTTTAAGATACTAAGCACCTGTCGCAAATACCTTTTTACTTCTGCCATATTGGTAGAAAGATTTTCATATCCTTTGGTTGTTAAAGCATACCAAGCGTTAGTGGGGGCTTTGCCTTCGTTCAAGTCATCAAGATACTCTTGCATAAGTTCAGGATTTAACACAGTCCATTCGACAGGCACAGGATCTATTTGATTAGGCAATGGAGGGTGATAGGTAGGTGCTTTCTTTACTACCGTTATTACTTCGACAGGTTTTACTTCAGGAATATCCCGACTTGACCCGAACATAGAGCATCCACTAACCAGCAGTAGAGCTAGTAATAACAGTGCTTTCATCAAACTGCGTTTCATCGGTAATGGTTTTAAGATCATTTAGCACTGACTTCGTGCCACGGTTGATAATGTTTTCTATTAGTTTTGGCTTCCTGATGGACAATACATCCATAGAATGCCGTGAGAACTTTTTTCTAATATCGGTTACCTCATTTTGAGCCACCATGTTTTCTTTCTGTAGTCGTTCTACTTGCGCAAGCATTAGGTCATGGTTAGCAATAGTTTGTTTCAGGTTGTCGTTTTGTTCTTCAATGGTGCTTTCGAGCGTTTTTTGGTTTTGAATTGATTGCTCTAGTCTTATTTGAAACGCATCTAATTCCGCCTGTGATTTGTCATAGTAGAGTTTGAACGCTCCAAGTGTAAACGCTAAAACCAAACCTAATCCCGCACTAATTTGCCACATAATTCACTCTTGATTGTGAGTCTTCAACTGTTGCTGCCGAATCCGCTCTTCAATTTTTTTTTACTTTCGGTTTTCTGTTGTGCTTGTTTAGCCATCACTATACCAAATAGTTAATAGAGCTTTCTTGTCTGGCCCGTTCCATTTGAACTTTGCCATTCTTTGTAATATACAACGTAGCATTTAATTGCTCTACTTTTTGTCTGCGCTCTTCAACTTGCAGATCGTCCATAAGTCTTTGATATTTTTGCTCTGCCACTTGCCGCCAAGCAATTTGATTTACGGGTGTTGTTGCTCCTATATCCATCATTTAAAGATCAGTATGACCCCTCCTATTAAAATAAATGCACAAAGTAACCCTATGGCGGTCACTCCCATTATAATCCAAATCTGCCGAATCATTTTTTTTCTAGCTGCTGCTCTAGCTTTAATGGCTTCCATTTGCCTTTTATGATTGGCTTTCTGCCTCGCTTTAGCGTCTTCCCATCGTTGCAACAAAGCTGGGTCATGGATAACCAACATATCATGCAGTGATTTTTCCCATTGATCACGTCTGTGTTTGATTGACTCCAATTTTAGAAGCTCCTGTGAACTAAGGTTGTTAATAACCGAGTCTTTCTTTTCACGCTCAAAAGAATCTAACGCATCAGAAAACCCTTGCATAAGTTCGACAGCTTTTGCGGCCCCGTCGCCAACCTCATTCAATTTATTTATCGCGGTAGATATTGTAGACAGGATGGCTCCTGCCGCTGCCACTGATTCAATGATCATGGTAAACCTCTACGGTTTACGTGACATATAGGCCGTAGCGCCGAAGTATAGACCTATGATGCTGGCTTGACTAAGGAACAGCATATCACTTAGAGAAGACAAGGTTGAAAGACGTTCTTCTGGTACAAAAGGCAACAAAGGCAGTAATGAATACAAAACCATTGAAGACATTGCAACCCACGCAATTCTGCGCTGGCTATCTTGCTTTTCTTCTCGGAGATCTAATTCTAACATTTGAGTGGCACGTTCAAGTTCCTCGTCACTAACCGTGCCATCTTGATCGATATCATATTTAGCCCAAACTGAGTTTTCTTGTAACTTTTTAGGCATTTTCTTTTAACCGTTGCTGTCGATAAAACTCCATGTACTCGTCCCATCGAGCAAACCGTTTTTCCTCGTGGATATAAAATAAACCGCTATATATGCTCATCCTTAATCCCAAAACTTTTGGTTAGCCCCGGCCATCACTGGTTTACAGTATGCCGTAATATTATGTTGTTTAATACCGCCCCTGCAACGAACATCTCGACAATTATGTTCTATCCAATATGCGAATTGTTGACAACGATGTATATCTCGAAACAACATCTGCTCTGAGCCTTGCGCCACATTGCCTTCTATAACGGTTATCAGCATAAAGGCTAGTATTGTGCTTTTCATTCATAAGAACTTAGAAGCTACTATAGTTACAATCATAAATGGGTACACACCCCACAGTAACATTTCTAGCTTCTTAAACTTTTCAGATCCTTCTTCGAGTCTTTTTTCAATGTACTCGTATCGCAAAGCACATTCTCGTTCATGCGCCTTTAGCTCTGTACGTCTTATGTACATCTCCTCCAGCGAGTCAGACATTAGTCCGACCTTTTGACAAACTTAATTGGATTAGTCGTAGACCCTTCTTTTGCCTTGCCTATATTCAAAGCAACCATTTCGATTACAGGGTAAATATACTTGCCCATAAACTCATTGTCTTTAGGCGTAGGTGTTACCGCACAAATAGCACTGCTTATTGTGACAAACAAGCTGGCATATATTAGTAGATCTGCAATAAAACCCATTATTAATCCTTAGTGACGATTTCCGTCATCATCTATTTTCCACACATTTAGATTAGCAGCGACTGTGCGCCTTTCTCCTTCACCCTCAAAAGGGTAAACCATGTGAGTCAACCAACTTGGAAACATTAAAAACTTTCCAACTTCTGGTTTAATTACAAAGCTTTGAGGGGGAGCTAATCGCTCTACGTCTAGCAAGCTGCTACGGCCGTAACTAAACCCTAAACAACCATCTGTGTTACCAGAAGAATTATACAAGCTATACTCCGCGCTTCCCGAGGTGGGTAAATCTAAAATTTGTTGCGGTACTTTTGTCCAGGTTGTACAGGAGACTCCCATAAGTGTTTGAGTACCATGATCGTGTATGGGATTATAATCCCCAGCATAAGAATGCACAGACCAAAGCTCATCAGTTAACACCTCTCTTTTGCCTTCTAGTGGGTTATTAGAGGCGGCACAGAATTGTTTGATATAATCCATTGCCAAGCCTTGAATCGTCCAGTTAAAGTCTTTCAATTCTTCACAATGATGATCCATTGTAAGCTGTTGACCATGCGCTATTTGACCCACCAACGTACCCGCATGGCTCTTACGTTTTTCATCAACCATTAGTTTGTCTAGGTAGTCGTTAAGAGTTCCTACCATACTTTCCGATAGCTGTGCTTCCAGCATGAAAACAGAAGGCAAGCTGTGAAATGTGTACGGTTGCGGCTCCATTAGTTTTATTCAGAAGAAGCCTCAACCCTTGGTTCTTCATTTTCAATGTGAGCTACATTGTCTTCTGCGGGTGCTTGCTCTTTCAATTCAGCATGAAATCGCCCTCGCATCGCTCCAATTAAGACTAATTGTTCTCCAGCAATAAGACCTTGTTTTGCTGCTGCATCAATTAAAGTAATAACATTCGCTAAATCGTGAGTTTGTATAAATTTAGTTTCCATCTACGCTAGCCCTCCTGCTTGAGAATCTATAAAGGCTTTGTGTGCTGCCTTGGCATCATCAGTAAAATAAATCTCAGCTAGTTTTTTAACTTCATCTGATTCACCGCTAACGTCACTGTTAGGTTCTACTACATGACGATGAAAATTTCTGGACAGTTCTGCACCATCGTCTGTTACTATAGTAGCTGTACGAACTTGGATAACTTTCCAATCTCCTACGTCTACTATTTCTATTTTGTCATCTTTTGTTGATTTTTCTAAAGCCATTTGTTTCTCCTTGTGTGTCTGTGCTTATCGTCCAATAAGCATAAGTTTGAATTTAAGCTGCTTGATAGGTTGCCATTACCATGTAATATTTTGGAAAGCCGTTTACCCATGTAGTTGTATTAACAGTACCTTGGTCTATAAAAGTTATGGCACTAGTCCCCGCATTTACATATGCTTCTACTTCCCCTGCTGCAAAACCATTATAGTGTGCTAAAGATACTCCTCCGTAATACCCACTTTTGGCTGTAAAGGGCAAGTTCGTTACAGACGCAGTTCCTGACGCATTAGCTACAGTAAAAGCTCCTGAATACACAGCAGCAAAAACTAAATCTCCAACTTTTACATAATTACCTGTAGAATTTACATTATCACAACCGCTAAGTTGTGCTGTCCAAGTCCCTTCTTCATAGTCATTTAGGGCGTTGGCTGCTGCGGTGTCTGAGCCAAACAAAAGTCCATCATTGCTAAGTCTTATTATGGTATTGCCGTTAGCAATCAGATTCATGCGATTGTTAGCGTGATCGTATTCAAGTTGACCTATAATACTACTGCCGCTATCTGCAAAAAATATAGAGCCATTTGAACTAGTTCCAGACGCAATAGTCATTCCTGTACTACCAGAAGACTCTATGAATAAATCGTCTGCATTTCCATGGGCAGATGCCCCAGAATCACTCGTATAAATATGCAATTTATAATCAGGAGAGACCCCCAGCCCCAGTTTTCCGCTTTGATCAAAACGTGCAGCTTCCGCACTAGCGTTAGTGTTACCAGTTAAAAATTGTATTGAGCCACTGCCTCTCGCATCTAAACGAATTGCAGCAGTTCGATGCCCTCCATCTAAAATCGTGTCATTTCCAGTGGAGTTCAACCCAAGGTTTTGACCGATCAAAGTGTAAGTTCCAGAACTATCTTCGTACTGCGAAATCATAAAGTCGTTGTCGTCAACCGCGCTTTCTATCGCAATACGGGCAATTCCGCTATCTCCTGTTGCTTGAGCTGGCAGAGACAACCTTGCTATTGGAGATGAAACTCCTATTCCTAATTTATCGCTACTCGCTTCCAAAAATATAGCATGAGTATTAGCGTCAGACTCAACCCGGAAATCTACGTCATACCCACCTTCGTTAAAAACAGTTGCTGTTGGCAAGATGTCCATGCGAGCAATCGCAGTACCAGCAGTCATTACATTAAATGCCATTCTTCCATCTTCTGAAC